TTCAAAGTGTTGCTTCTGATATTAATCTTCTTGGTGTGATTGATTTAATGGACTGGATACAAGATAATCGCTATGAAGAAGATATGTTAACCTTCACTGTTGTCCACGATTCAATTGTAAGTGAAGTAAGAGAAGATTTAATTGATACTTACATCGAAAATGCTAAACGTTGCATACAGAAAGATCGTGGACTTTCTATTCCTAACTGCCCTATTAAAGTGGATTTTGAAGTCGGGCCTAGTTGGGGTGAATTAAGTGACTATAAATAAATTTTCTAAAATATCTTTTCCTTTTTTTGGGCTACTTAGTAAACCTTATGAAGTTAGTATTACATTTAGTAAAATACAAATTAGGCGTAAAAGATTTTCTCAATTAGAAACACTAGATGATAAAGCCTTAGCAGGTGATTATTTTGCTCGTTTATTACAACTGGATAAACGTGGTGATTTTAATGTTACCTGTAAAAATATACAAGATTGTTTAGTATCTAAAGTCGTATGGGGATTAGATAAAAACGCTGTAATTCACGATCTAACAAAGAAAAATACATTTCCAGCAGAAAATAGAAAGATACGAAAAGTAAAAGATAATCTAGTTTGGCTTGACAAAATAGCTTATCCATTTAAAGTAAATACAGATCAAGTTTTATTTATAGAAGATGTACTTTATGGTAGAGTAGTTTATGTAAATAATGAGTGGTTTTTAAAAGAATTTATAATGGAGCCAGTGAGCAGAAACTATGAGCGACTCTAATATTATATCCTTAAAAGATGTGTTAGAACAAAAATTAAGGAAAGAACAAGAATTAGAATATTATGAACAACAACTTACAGAGCTTCAACGTAAGATGACTTTAGTAAAAAATGATATTAATATTACTAATTTAGTAATTGAAATAATAAATGATGAATCAAGAGATATATTAAGAGTTTTACGGCAAGACAAGTTATTATTAAAATGAAAGCAAAAGTAAAAACAATTTATATATCTGATAAGATATATATAAAAAAAGAAGATGTTGAAGATCCTAATGACTTAATTAGTCTTTTTACATATGATAATGGTGATGAAATTTTATCTACTTTAGGAGAGGATGATAATTATTTTATTGTTCCAAGTAATAGTTATCATAAACTAGAATGGCAAAAAGTAGTAGATAAAAGAAAATATGAAGAAGCCAAAACAGAGATGACTTTTTCTGGAGAACTAAGATGGGAACAACAAGAAGTAGTTGATGAATTTTTTAAAAAAGGTCGCGCAAGAAGTGGTATAATTCAAGCACCTTGTGGCTGGGGTAAAACATATACTGGTTGTAATATAATAGCTCGTAACAATATAAAAACTTTAATAATGGTTCATACAAAACTCTTATTCAGACAATGGATTGAAGAGTTAGATCATCAAATACCAAATATAAAAATAGGTAAAATTGGTGATGGATTTTTAGAAGTAGAGGATATAACAGTAGGTATTTATAAAAGTGTATACAATAATCTAGCGCAACTTAGAGAGTCATTCTCAATGATTATTGTTGATGAGGCACATTTATGTCCTGCGGATTTATTCTCTACTGCGTTAAATAATCTAAATGCCAAAATAAAAATTGGAATATCTGCTACTCCTAAAAGAAAAGATGGTAAGCATGTTTATCTTTCTGATTATTTTTCTCCTTTTTTAGTAGCCGCAAAAGATCCTAGACAAGTTAATGATCCATCTGTTAAAATAATACAAACAGATTTTAGATTTCCAGTAATTGATCCAAAACGAGACTGGTCTAGACAATTAAATAAACTTTGTTCTAATCAACAATATTTAGAACTTATAGCTAAAGAAGCTATAAAAATGATTGCTAATCGTAGGTGTCCTCTTATATTAGGCGAAAGAGTACAGATGTTAAAAGATTTACAAAAATTAATTCCAACAAGCATATGTTTAATAGGAGAAACAGATGAATCAACTAGAAAAGATGTTCTTTCTAATGTCGGAGGAAAATATAAAGCTGTCCTATCAACGAAGCTCTTTGATGAAGGCATTAGTTGTCATCGGTTGGATACATTGTTTCTTACTTGCCCTAATAATAATCCTATTAAGCTTGAACAACGAATTGGTCGTATCATCCGTGAACATGATGATAAACAACTACCTCAAGTAGTAGACTTTTGGTTAAGAGGACCAATTGTACAACGTCAACAAACTAAAAGAATAGAGTGGTATACAAAACGTGGATACTATATACTTTAATTGGTATGAACTAAATCAAAGAGGACGCAAAGATCCTGCTGCAATAATAATCTTGACTCATGCTCTAAATTTTGATTATAATTATCCAATAGCATGGTCAGCAGGAAAATCTTTATTACAAAAACTTCACATACATCACATACCTGCTTTTTTATTTCAAACAGGTATTTTAGAAGCATCTAATGGTAATATTTACTGTACATATAAAACAGAAAATAATCAAAGCTATATAAAAAATAATAAATTTTTATATTATAATGTATCTGCAACTAAAAAGGTTGAATATATAAAAGCTTTAAGTATGAGAAGAATTTCTGATAAAACTGATAAAATTCCTAGAAGTTATATTGAGGGAGATATTGATAACCCTTTCTTAACACACGATAAAGAATCTATTTACTTTAGATACGAGTCTCTGGTTGCAGAGATAAAATCCTAAATTCAGAACCAACGTTCAACAAGGAGGATAAAATGGTCGCTTGGGATAAAGCAAAAGGAAAACAAAATACTGGTCAACGCAGAGAAATTCAGCGTATGACAATGAACATTGGGGACAATAAACTTCGATTAATCGGAGATGTATTGCCCCGTTATTGTTATTGGGTAACAACTACTGAAGGTAGAAAAATGCCCGTAGAATGTTTGGAATTTAATAGGGAAACTGAAAGTTTCGATAATACTGCCGCTAATCCTTTTAAAGAGATTGATGAGGCAGTATACTCAGATAAACCTCAATTTTCTTACGTCTGTAATGTAATTGATCGTTCAGATGGTAGTATTAAATTATTTGATCTACGCTCTACTATTTATAGTCAAATTGTGGATTATGCATCTAATCCTGAATATGGGAATCCTTCTGATCCCGAAACAGGATATGATATTACTGTTAAAAAAGAAAAAACAGGTCCGTTACCTCAAAATGTTAAATATACTTGTATTCCCGCGAGAGCAAGTGTGAAGCTCAGTAGCGATGAATTAGCTCTTGAACTTTTTGATCTTTCTCGCATCTACAAGCGTCAAAGCTATGACGAGCAAAAAGAATGGTTAATGCAAAATACTTCATACTTTGCTGGCGATGCCGGTGATGAGTTTAAAGCAACAGAGGATGTTGACGATCTATCATGAAAAAATCACTTAAAGATTTAGTGACCCCAGACTCAGGAGAAAGCTCTAACTTTGGAGCTTTCACTGACGTCGATGGGGGAGAAGCAAAGATTAATTTAGATGAACTAAGAAAACATGAAATATTCTTTGCTACACCTTGTTATGGGGGTATGCTCACAGATCAATACTTTTTATCTATGTTTAAGCTTTCACAAGCTTTTATGCAGTATGGAATCTCATTTAGGATTACAACTTTACGAAACGAGAGTTTGGTAACCCGCGCTAGAAATATACTTGCTGCAATGTTTATGGAAAGTACCGCAACTCATCTATTTTTTATAGATGCAGATATAGAATTTGATGTTGATTCGATTCTTAGAGCATTGGCTTATGATAAAGACATACTAGCCGCTGCTTATCCTAAAAAAGCTTTACCTATTCAGTATGCAATAAATTTTAAGTTTAAAGACCCCACTACTAAACAAGTTCGTATTGAAAATGGTGCAGTCGAAGTATTAGATGCTTCTACAGGATTTTTCTGTATTAAACGTAGAGTATTTGATAAAATGCGAGAAGCATACCCAGAATTACATTATCGAAATGATTCTAATATAGATGAAAAATTTCACAAATATTGTTATTCTTTTTTTGATACAATTCAAGATCCAGATGACAATAGGTACTTATCAGAAGATTATACCTTTTGTCGAAGATGGCAAAAAATTGGTGGAGAGATTTGGTTAGATCCTAATACAAAACTTAATCATATTGGCACCTATACTTTCGAAGGAGACGTATCAAAAATTATGGAACAAAGAGCAGGGCCTTGATTGATGAAGATTACCAGGCTTGGAATAAATATCCTCAATATAGATGGATATTTAATAAGCTAGATATAGCTCTCAAGCTTGGATATCAAGCCGGACCTGCTTGTGTACCTCTGCCACCAGTACCCTACTATTTTAAAGCTGTAGTAAGACCTATATACAATTTATATGGTATGGGTATAGGTGCAAGGGTGCATAAATTTACACCTGAAGTTGATAATGATTTTATTGTTAATCACGGATGTATCCCTCCTGGATATTTTTGGTGTGAATATTTTGAAGGTACTCACTATTCTATAGACTATAAAGCTACTAACGCACCTAAAGGCTCTATGTTTAGATGGGAATCTTTTAATGCAATGGTAGGAGTAAATACAGAAAAAGATCTTACCAGATTTAAAAGGTGGACTTCTGTAGAACCTCCTAAAATGATGCTTCCAGATTTTATTAATAAAATAATGGATGTTGAATATTTAAATATAGAATGTATTGATGATAAGATAATAGAAATACATCTTAGAACAGGTAATGATGTGTTACACGATATGCCTTTAGGTACTGAAATTATTCCTATATGGAGTGATGAGAAAGCTACATCTAAAGAATTGGAAAAACAAGGATATAAATTTAAAGCAAACCTACATCCTGATTCTTTTAATTATGGTGCTGATGGTCATTTAAAATATGTTAGAGAAGGATATATGATAAAATAAATGACGTACCAATTTATTAAAAAATTTGAACAAAATTATGAAAAAATTTATCAAGACTATTTATCTATAAAAAATAAAGTAGTTCCTTGGCCTGAGCCAGAACTCTATGATAAAGGATGGGAAGTATTTGGACTATTTATGTCAAAAGATGTTTCAACATTAATAAATAGAGATCTTACTTTTTCTACAGAATGTGCCTTTACAAAAAATTTAATATCACAGAATGTTCCTAATCACGGAACAGCGGGGTTTTCTCTACTAAAAGCTAATAGCGTAATAAAACCACATGAAGGACTTAAAAGTAACTATTTTAGGATGCATTTAGGATTAGAAGTGCCAGAGGGAGATTTAGGTATATTAACTGCTTCTCATGGATTACTAAGATGGGAAGAAGGAAAAGCATTTTACTTTGATGATACTTTATTGCATGAAGCGTGGAACAAAACTAATCAAGATAGAGTAGTTCTTTTAATGGATTTTGAAAGATGAAAATTTTAAACTCAGCTGATTGGCATATTCTTCTTCATAAAAAGAAGGTTCCCTATAAATGGCAAGTTAATAGATTTAAAACTATGTTTAGAAAACTTCTCGCTTTAGAACATCAATGCGATGTACATATAATTAGTGGAGATGTATTTGATAAAAAACCAGAAGCTGATGAAGTATGTTTATTTTTAAGTTATATTAACTCTGTTACTAAGCCTACATATATTATACCCGGCAACCATGAAGCAACTAAAAAAGGAGATAGTTTTTTAGAATATTTTGGACAAGAAAATGCAATAAAAAATAAAAATGTCCAAATTATTACTAAGAATGAACGGATTCAAGTAGGTAGTGTAATATTTCAGTTTTTCCCTTATGGAGAAATGCAATTAGATAATTTACCTAAACACTATGAAGATGATATTCTGGTAACACATATCAGAGGAGAAGTACCTCCACATATTACTGCTGAGTATGATTTTGAGAAACTTCGTCCTTGGAAGCTTATTTTATTAGGTGATTTACATTTCGCACATAAATATAAAGATTATCCAGCATACTACCCTGGTAGCCCGTTAAATGTAACTTTTGATAGAGATGATAAACGTAAATATGGAGTTAATATTATTACTAAATTTTACGAAAACTTTTCTTATAAAATAGATTTTGTTGATTTAGAATTGCCTAAACTACTAAGAAAAACTATCTCTGTAAAAGATGAATTAATTAAAGATGACTTTAATCATGTAGTATATGAAGTTACAGGTTCAATTGATGAGCTTTCAAAAGTTAAAAACTCTGATCTGTTAGATAAAAAAATAGCAACACAACCTGTTGAAGATTCAAAACTTGATTTAAAAAATAAATCATTAGTAGAAGAACTAGAGTTATATTTAGAGTTTCTAAAAATAAAAGATACAAAAACTATTATAAAAGACTATAAAGATTTAAATATAAATGTATGAACTTGATTTAAGTCTAAATCGTGTCTATTGGGAATATAGACAAAGTAGAAATTTTTTACGTCCTAATAAAGGGTATAAAGGTAATGAGTTAGTACCTAGTATCGGTGCTAGAGCAACTTGTAATGTCTATAGTAAAAGAGGTATTAGTTTTAAACATGATTTAGAAAACTTAGTAAAATCTTTTGGCGAACTGTATAAAAATCGTAATATATACATGACTCTAAGTGGGGGTATAGATAGTGAGATTACCGCCGAAGCATTTTATAGGGCAGGTATTAGTTTTACAGGATTATCTCTAAGATTATTAGATGGTATAAATGACTATGATATAATTTATGCAGTAAAATATTGTAAAGATAGAAATATTAGACATCGAATAATTAAACTACCTAATGAAGAATTAATAGAAAAAACTATTCCTAAAGCGATTAAGTATGGACAGTTTACGCATGCTTATAGCCAAGTCGCTTTAACAAAATTGCTAGATGTAGCAACAGAGGATGATATAGTTATATTTAGTGGTCATAATCCAGATTTTCATCCTCAAATTGGCCCTGGTTGGTGGGAAGATAGCCCTAATATAGTAAAGTATGCAATAAATACAAAAAAGAATTTTTTTACATTTACAAGCTTAGAACCAATATTTTGTCACTATGCTAAAAATTATGACATAAATCAACCGGGAGAAAAAGATAATGACTTTCTTTATGAGTGTTATCCTAATTTAGTAAGAAGAGTAAAGTATACAGGATGGGAAAAAAGTCATGATATACTACCTCCTATTCTTGATAAACTATATAAAACTCATAACTATAGATATCAAACATTTTTGACATGGGACTTTTATACAATGAGATATTTATACAAATTATTTTTAAAAGGAAAACTAAGTGTCTCAAATTAATTTAAAAAAATTAACATTTTCTAATATGTTTTCCTATGGAAAAAAAGAAAATATAATAGAATTTAATAAAAATAAAATAACACAATTAACGGCTCCTAATGGAAGTGGTAAATCTTCTATTGCTCTTATCTTACAAGAAGTTTTATTTAATAAAAATATTAAAGGAATAAAAAAAGCTGATATACTTAATAGATGGTCTAATTTAAAAGAATGGAGTGCGAATCTAGATTTTAGCGTTGATGATACTGACTATACTATTAAGGTTAGTAGATTAGGAGCAAAAAGTATTGTACAACTAAACTCAGATGGTAAAGATTTATCTGAACATAAGGTATTAGATACTTACAAAAAAATACAAGAATTACTAAATCTTGATTTTAGTATTTTCTCTCAACTTACCTACCAAAGCTCAATAGACTTATTAGAATTTCTTAAAGCCACAGATACAAATAGAAAAAAGTTTTTAATAAATTTATTTAATTTAGAAAAATATATAAAAATTGGAGAAGCTATAAAAATTATAAGTAACAATCAAAATAAAAAGTTAACGTTGTTACAAGGAGAGCTTCACGGTATTGAATCATTTTTAAAAGATACTAATATTCCAGAAACTATTGAGTTTGTTGAAATTCCTAAATCTGATGAAAACTTAATTAAAAGTTTAGCTTTATTAGAGAAAGAAGTTAATGAATATGAAGAAACTTGTAAAAAAATAGATAAAAATAATTTTTCAATAGAAGAACGAAATGGCCTAACATTTGATATGTCTATGAAAACTCCAGAAACAGATCCTACTATGTTTTCTGATTTAGAAGAATTAAACCAAGAAGTAACTAAGGCAAAACTACATAAACAGAATATTGAAAAATCTTTAATGAATATTGATATGTCCGATACCTGTTATGCCTGTGGACAAAAAATAGATAATTCTCAGTCAAAACAATTACATAAAGATTTAGATGGAGATTTACATAATACAGTAATAAGAATTGAGGGTTTATCAGAAGAATTAGAATATGTTAAGGAACGAGTTAATAATTATCAATATGAAACAGAAAAGTATAATAAAAATCAAAAAACTATAGAAAAGTTTGAACAACTTACTAGAATGATTGATGAGTCATTACCTACAATACATCCTAATTATGATCAACTACAAAAAGATTTACTTAACACTAAGGAAAAAGTAAATAACAATAATAGTAAGATTCAAGATGCTACAGAACATAATCAAAAAGTAGGAATACACAATGCTAAAGTGTCTGCACTTATAGAGCAAAAAGAAGATTTTTTAAGTAGACAAACAGTTATTAAAAATGATATTTTAAATTTATCAAATAAATTAAATAATCTAAATGTCTTGAAAAAGGCTTTTAGCACTTCTGGAATTGTTGCATTTAAGTTAGAAAATCTAACAAAAGAGCTAGAAACAACAATCAATTACTATCTATCTCTATTATCAGATGGTCAATTTCAAGTTTCTTTCAGACTTGATAAAGAAAAGTTAAATATTATCGTTTCTAATAATGGAATAGATACTCCCATCGAAACAGTATCAGGCGGAGAATTTAGTAGGATACAAACCTCTATTCTTTTAGCTATTAGAAGTTTATTAGCTAAATTAGGGGGTAGTAGTGTAAATCTCTTATTCTTAGATGAGATAACAGGTGTACTAGATGACGAAGGTAAAGAAAAACTAATAGAAGTATTATCTGAAGAAAAAGATTTAAATGTATTTTTAATTTCACATGATTTTACACATCCATTAATAGATAAAATATCAATTATTAAAGAAAATAATATAAGTGAACTACATTCATGAAAGTAAAATCTGTTCATTGTACTTGCTGTGAGTATGATGTACCCTATATTATATCCAATGAGTATAGTAATAAAATAATTGGGGTGTTTGGAGATAGCTTTGGTGGTTTAGCTGATATAAAGAATTATAGTGAAAAACATTTAAATGACTACTTCTCACACGAATGTTCTTGGTTATTTTATCTAGGAATATTATCATACAGTGAAGTTCATTCATGGGGAGTATCTGGTGGCAGCGAGTATGATATTTTACAAACATTACTAAATAATAAAACTAAATATGATTATTATATAATATTTCATACACAACCACATAGAAGAAATATAACTACTGATAAAAATATAAATCTTTATAAAACTCTTGCAGCTATTGAAAGTATAACAAGAGAAAAACTAAATGTATTACATCTTTTTTGGAATAACGAACATGAAGTATATACTTTCTCTCAACCTAAATACTGTATAGAAAATATTTTAAAAAAACATCCATCTATGGGTGATCGATTTATGATAAAAGAACAAGTTATAAATAAAAATGATCAACAAAGTGGTCATTGTCACCTGTCTAATAGAGGTAATTTATTACTAGCTATTGAGTTAAATAAAATTATATTCAGTAACGATGAGTCGAACTGAATTACTTTAAACGAGTTTAAGGAGAAATAAATGTTAGCACCCGGAAAATATCCGATTGACTTCGCTTTGCGAAGTCCCTTCAAAGAAGAACTTAAATCCAAACCTATAGACTGGGGTTATGGTGGTTTATCAGAGTTCACTTACTACAGAACATATTCAAGAATGAAATCCGATGGGTACATGGAAACATGGGCAGATTGTGTAATTCGTGTTGTTGAAGGATTCTTTTCTATTCTAAAAACTCATTCTGTAGCATCATATATTACATGGGACGAAAAGAAAGCACATAAATTAGCAGAAGAAGCTGCTGAACGTCTTTTTGCATTTAAATGGATGCCCCCAGGTCGAGGACTTTGGATGATGGGTACTCCTTTCATATGGGAAAAAGGTGGCGCAGCTTTAAATAATTGTGCTTTTGTGTCTACACAAGATATTGATGCAGAGCTATCTAAATCTTTTGCTTTTCTAATGGATATGAGCATGGTTGGAGTAGGAGTAGGCTTTGACACAAAAGGCGCTGATAAAGTTGCATCTATAGAGCCAGAAGGATCTCCAGAACTTATATATATTGAAGATTCTAGAGAAGGATGGGTAGAAGCTTTATCGTGTTTAATTGATTCTTACTTAGAAGAAGGCTCTGCTCCTGTAGATTTTAATTTTAAAAGAATTAGGGCTTATGGAGAGCCTATTAAGGGATTTGGAGGAGTTGCTTCAGGACCAGAGCCGCTAAAACACGGACTTGAGGGTATTAGAGATATTTTGACTAAAAGAGCAAAATCTGATAATCCTTTATTGAACTCTGTAGATATAACGGATATAATGAATATTATTGGTAAAATCGTAGTCGCAGGTAATGTTCGCCGTACAGCAGAGATTGCATTTTCTTCTCCTGATGATACTGCTTTTATGGAAATGAAAAACTGGAAAACAGCAAGTGTAGAAACAGGCGCAACTGCTCCAGAAGAGTTAAAACTTTTAAATAGTCAAGACTACGATCTTTATAATAATGATTATGATTCAAGGAGTGAAATTGCTAAAAAATATAGTGAAAATTCTTGGGCGTATAAGTTTGGTGGTTGGCGGTGGGCTTCTAATAATTCTATCTTTGCAGATGTTGGAATGGACTATACAGAAGCCTCCAAATCTATCGCAATTTCTGGTGAACCTGGTTTTGCTTGGTTAAAAAATATGCAACAATATAGTAGGATGAAAGATCCTGCTGATTGGAAAGATCGACGCGTAGCTGGGGGTAATCCTTGTCTTGAGCAATCATTAGAATCTTATGAACTGTGTTGTTTAGTTGAGACATTCCCTGCTAAACACGATGATTATTGGGATTATCAACGCACTCTTAAATTTGCTTATATGTATGCTAAAGCTGTTACATTAATGGCTACACACTGGCAAGATACTAATGATGTTATTAAACGTAACCGTAGAATTGGCTGTTCTCAGTCAGGTATTCAAGAAGCTATTCTTAAATTTGGTCGCCGTAAATATTTAGATGAATATTGTGATCGTGCGTATACCTATATTCAATATATTGATCAGAAATACTCAGAATGGATGGGAGTGCCTTTATCTCGTAAAACAACCTCTGTTAAACCATCCGGCACAGTAAGTCTTGTAGCAGGATCTTTACCTGGTATACATTATGCTGAGAATGAATCTTATTATCGTACAGTACGTTTATCTGCTATATCTCCTATGATTGAAATATTAAAAGATGCAGGATATCGTATTGAGCCAGCAGTGTCTGATCCTATTCGTACAGTTGTAGTTTATTTTCCTGTTGTCCATCCACAAGGTACAATTTCAAAACATGATGTATCTATTTGGGAACAATTTACTAATGCTGTTGACATGCAACATTATTGGGCAGATAATCAAGTCTCAATTACAATTACATTTAAACCAGGAGAGGCTGATCAAATTGCAAGGGCTCTTTCATGTTTTGATTCACGACTTAAAGGTGTTTCTTTACTTCCAATATCTGATCATGGATATGCACAAGCACCTTATATTACTACAGGTAGACAAGACATCGAAGCCTACGCAAATACTTTAAAACCCTTAAATTTTAATCTTTTATCAGAGGAAGGAGAAAATGCAGATGCGAATAAATTCTGTGATTCAGATGGTTGTGAAATTTAAAAAGTGGCTTAATGGAAATTTTATGACAAATAGTGCCGCTTATGCAAATAATTTTAGAAGGACATCCCAATTTAAATGGGATGATGTGTGTATGTAATGATAGATTTATATAGTTATCAAACTTTTGTTGACGGTGTAACATCAGAAGGAAGTAAATCAAATGATGTATATATGAGAACCATTGCTACACTTGCTAATAAGGGTATGGATGTTCCTAGACTATCAACAGCCTCAATTGGGCTATCTGGCGAAGTAGGAGAGTTCAATGATCTAATTAAGAAAATTTTCTTTCAAGGTAAAGAATATGATGAAGAAAATAAAGACAAATTAGAGAGTGAGTTAGGAGATATTATGTGGTACTGGGCACAAGCATGCATGGCTCTACATCTTGATCCTTATACAGTACTGAAAAAAAATATTAAAAAACTAGAAAGTAGATATCCCGGAGGTAAGTTCTCCGTTGAAAAATCTGAAAAAAGATAAATATTGCTAAAAGGAACAAATTAAGCTATGCTAAAAGCAACAATTTGGTGTAAAGATAATTGTGTATATTGTTCTCTTGCCCAAAAAGAACTACATAAAAAAGAATATGAAATCGAAAAACGAAACATTGATCATATCTGGTCAAAAGAAGATTTACAGAAAGTTGTACCTAATGCTAAAACAGTACCGCAAATCTTTATTGGAGATAAATATATCGGAGGATACAGCGAATTAATGACATATTTTGAAGAAACAACAAGTAACTACGGACATTAATGGCAAACGGTAAAGCCTTAAAACGTGTAAGAATAGATGATTTATTAAGTTTTTCCTCGATAACAAAAAATCAAGATAAAACATATAAAGCATATAAAGAAGGTAAACACTTAATACTTCATGGATTAGCAGGTACGGGAAAAACATTTATTTCTCTATATCTCGCTCTTGAAGAAGTATTAGATAAATCTACTTTAGTAAATGATATTTTTATTGTTCGTTCCATAGTATCTACAAGAGATATAGGTTTTTTACCGGGCGATGAACAAGAGAAAGTATCTATATATGAAGCTCCCTACAGATCCATTTGTTCAGAGCTTTTTAATGTTAATGACGCATATGATTCTCTCAAATTCCAAGGTAATATTAAATTTATGTCCACCTCTTTTATAAGGGGCATTACTTTAAATAATTCTGTAGTGATTGTGGATGAATGTCAGAACTTGAATTTTCATGAACTTGATTCTATAATAACAAGAGTCGGAAAACATAGTCGCATAATTTTTTGTGGAGACTATTCACAGACCGATTTATCAAGAGAAAATGATAAGAAAGGTATACTTCGGTTCATGGAAGTGCTGTCCCACATACCAGAGTTTGAAACTGTTGAATTTATGATGGATGATATAGTACGAAGTGACTTTTTAAAGTCGTACATAATCGCTAAGTATAAACTAGGGCATGGTTAATAAGTCAAAAATAAAAGGCACAGCATACGAAGCTAAAATTAAAAGATATTTAAATTCACATTTAAATATAGAGTTTGAGCGTATGCCTCTCTCCGGAGCAATAGAATATCTTAAAGGAGATCTTTGGACTCCCCACGACACAGCAGCGTGGCCTTACTGTATTGAGTGTAAACATTATAAAGATATTCAATGGAATAATCTTTTAACAGCTAAAACTACTGATTTACTTAATTTTTGGAGACAAGCAGAAAGAGAAGCAGAGGTTATGAAAAAGAAACCTCTGCTTATTTTTAGATGGAATCGCTCAAAAGATTTTGTAGGTTGGGATGATGATATAGAAGTAGATCATTATGTAGAAATTAAATCTTTTGGTTGTCATTTTAAAGTTACACAGCTTGATGACTGGATTAAAGCACTTAAAAGTCAAACAAATCTTGCATAAACGGCTTCTGTAATATATAATACTTATAATACAGGAGAATAACATGAACACAAAATCTTGGAATGATTTAGCCGAGCTAACTATGACTACAGATAGCTCGTATAATAATTTACTATTAATTGATGCTAACAATATAGCGTATAGATGGCTTCAACGCATAAACTATAATTCTTTTTCGTCTGACTATCAACGAACTGTTCAAAGCCTAACAAAAAGTTATGAGGCAATCAGAACTGTGGCCTGTTTTGATTTTGGTCGTAGTTATTATCGTATGAATATGTACGAAGATTATAAACAAAATCGTAAAAAGCCTAAAGAAGAAGACGAAGCAAAAAAATATGAAGAGTTTTTTGGAGTTCTTAACACCCTTCCAGAATATCTCAATGAAGAAGTGTTAAAATTTAGGGGTGTAGAAGCAGATGATATTATTACATATCTAGTTAAAAATATATCAAAAGACTATGAGCATACATGGATTATATCTTCTGATAGAGATTTATATCAATTAGTAAATGATAATGTTAGTATTTTCAATCTATTTTCTCGTAAAGAGATTACTAAGCAAACACTTAAAGAAAATTTTGATTTATCGCCAGATGAATATCTATTATCAAGAATAATTGAGGGTGATAAAAGTGATAATATATATGGTGTTGAAGGTATAGGGCCAAAACGTGCTCAAGGATTGGCTAAAGAACATAAAACATTTAAAACATTATTAGAATCTCTTCCAGTAAAAGGTAGAGCTAAATATATACAAAATCTTAATGCAAGTAAAGAAATACTTGAGAGAAATGAAAAACTTATTAATTTAAAAAAATACAATGAGGCTGCAATATTAAGTGGTAAATACGGTCAGGAATCATTAGATGAGCTTATCTCCTTTTAATCTTACTTATGAAATTAGCTCATCAGCCCAAACTTTAGAAAAAGTTTTAGGAATATCATGGGAACTTCAAAAAGAAAATCCCGCTGATCCCTACATCAAACTTAGGGCTTGCATAGATGACAATATGATATTCCAAAAACGCCACAGTAGCTTTTATTGTAGAACAGGTATTTATCCTCAATTTTCAAATCCTAATTATAGATTAGAAATTACATCTTTATCAGATCTAGTATATGCAAAAGGAATTATAGTTTTAGATAGTCCGTCTATTTATGATTATACACACAGAAATGAAATTGTTTTACTACTTCAAAGTGTATTAGATAATGATATCTACATTCATCCTGGAGAATTTATTGCTGCTCTTAGTGTTAAAAGAGTTGAAGTATTTACTACAAAACGTGTACATCAAGTTGAAGAAGCACCGTATACTTTTGGTTCACAAAAATGGGTACAGAAACTAAAAAACAGAGATAAAAATGAAAGAGAGTCTATAGAATACTCTCGCTCAGATGTTAAACGATATTTGGATGCATAATGAAAGTTAAATTAAAAGCACACTCATCACCATCGCATGATAATATAGGTAGTAGTATATTAGATCTTATTTCTTATTGTGCAAGGGTGTCTAATCCTTCAAATCAAAATAATACAGAAACTAGTGAAAAATTAATTAGATATTTAATTAAACACAAACACTGGTCCCCATTTGAAATGGCATCAATCTGTCTTGAAATTACTACAACCAGAGATATAGCTAGACAAATACTTCGTCATCGTTCATTTTCTTTTCAGGAGTTTTCTCAAAGATATGCTGATCCCACTAAAGATTTAAACTTTGTAATGAGACAAGCAAGATTACAAGATAATAAAAATAGACAAAACTCTATTGAAGTAGAAGATGAATATATACATAAAAATTGGAAACTACGACAAACCCTAGTAATGCAAGAAGTTATTGAAGCATATGATTGGGCAATTGCAAATGGTGTTGCAAAAGAGCAAGCTAGAGCCATCTTACCAGAGGGTAATACAGAAAGTAGGTTATATATGAATGGAACAGTTCGTTCTTGGATTCATTATATAGAACTTCGCTCAGGCCCAGAAACACAAAAAGAACATAGAGAAGTAGCCCAAGCATGTGCTACAGCAATTGAACCTATCTTTCCCATGATTATGGAATTTGTCAGTGAATGATTGTTTTTCTCACTCAATACTATCGTGGCTTAGGCCACTGTATGAGAACCAAGTTTATTGCAGAAGAAGTAGCAAAAACACATGATGTTCTTGTTGTTGACCAACTTTTTGATCCACCAATTTCCTACGATGATTGTGAAAGAATTTCGTTTTTAAAGGCATATATTCCAAGTGATATAAAAAACATTTTTAATTTTATAATGAGTAAAGAACTTGTATTACTCCGTAAAAAAGAATGGATTAAGATACTTGATACACACCCCGTAAAGTTAATTATATGCGAAGGATTCCCATTTTGTAGGCATCAATTTTCTCACGAATACTTTTCATTTTTTGAAGAAGCAAAAAAACGTGGGATTAAAATTGTAATAAGCGCAAGAGATTTTCCATGGGATGAGCCGCATCAAGACTCTTTACAAGATTGGGTAGCATACACTCAAAATATAGTATGTAAATATTACGCTGAAGCAGTTTTAATTCATGGAGATCCTAATTATCTACCACTTTATCCTGATAGAGTAAGAATGAACTACCCATCTGAAGTAATCAATCATTTAAGTGATAAATTAATCTATACTGGTTATGTATGTAATCCAAAAATAAAATCCCATAAAAGAACTAATAAAAATATATTTGTAAGCACAGGTTTAAATAAAGAAGAAGGAATGTTAGTATTTAAAGAGATTACTAAGATTGCATCACAGTTTCCTGATTACAAGTTTATTATGCCTATAGCTAATCGCTATATAAACACCTCAAAAACTAAATCTAAAGAAAATGTAACTATTGTTCCTTATATAAATGATATGTATAAATTACTAAGTTCATGTGCATTATATATAACATATGGGGGATATAATTCAACAATGGAAATTTTAAAAAGTAAAATACCTTCAATTATTATACCAAGAACTGATGGACAAAAAATGGAACAGTTTGTAAGAAGTTTTGTTTTAGAGCCTTTTAATTTTTTTAAAGTAGTTTCTAAGTCAGATTTTAAAAATCTTACCTCAGTTATCAAAATATGTTTAGAAGATAATTCATTTCCAAGTAAAAATAATATAGATTTAAATGGAGCTTACAAATCTGCGAGTATTATAAATGAAATATACACTAGATGATTTAAAAAAAGATGAAAAAAATTGGAAAGATGTAATACTAATAAACGAACTTATATTAGTAAAAAGATTTCTATCTGTAGGTTTGCATCTAGCTTATGAAGAGGCGGAACTTAATGCGTGGATAATTAAAACTTTAATGGATAAAAAACAAAGATATAAATTTAAAACTACAAAAAATATAGTATTAGTAGGAAGCGGTGTGTATCCTTATAGTATGTTTGATCTACATAAGCAGTATCCTCATATTAACCAAGTAGGTCTTGAAATAGTGAATAAAAGAGCTATACTATCTAGAAAATTAGTAGAAGCATCTCCCGCTAAAGATAAAATAAAAATTTTATCAGTTGATGGGTTAGAATTTGATTATTCATGGATGACGGATGATGATTTTGTATTTATAAGTGTTGATGTAGATGTAGATAAAATATTTAAAAGGGTAATAGAAACAAGTAAGGCGCACCCATTAGTGTGTGCGCCTTATAAAAATACTTGGATTAAGAATTTATTTACCGTTTCTTTTTCTTCTTCTTAGTCTTTTTTCTTTTAACTATTTTTATTTTCTTTTTTCCATATCTAGGTGATCGCTGAAAAGCTTCAGGTATGTTCATTCTTGAAATGTAACCTTCGGCCCTTTTACTGTTGCAACAGTTTGTAAATTTGGATTTTTAACTTCGGTTACAGTAATATTATGACCAACACGATAATATTCTAAAGTTTGCTCTTTTACTTTAGGGTCATATTGTTCGCGTAATCCGTAACGATTGTCACCGATTCTCGCAACCTTACCTTCACCTTTTCCTGATCCAAATGAAGTTCTCATAATTACCTCTTCACATTATTGCTAAATGGGGCTTGTGAACCAGATGCGCCAAAAGGCTTCATCGGGGTATATACTTTTCCACCCATACCAGCACTAATATTTTCAGAAGCAACAGAAATACGTTTATTAACTCCTGCATTAGGACCACCTGAAACAGTATCCTGCGGAGGTTTATTAGATGTGTCACTAGTTACAGGACCATCATCAACTAGACCTGGTGCGTATTTTAAATACTCTTTACCAGAGGCAGCACCGGCACCTGAACGACCATCACTAGATCCTCTAAAAGAAGTACGTTGAGTACCCCCTTTAGGAGTTTTAGGTGCGTTTTTAGCGTTTTGGACATACTTCATCGCTTCAGCACTGCCGGGCGCGGTTTTTCCAATCATTGCCATGTTATATTCTCCTTATAAAAAATTACGAAATAGCTGCTACAACAGTTTCCGTCATGTTGCCAGCATTAGCGGCAGCAGCAACAGAAAGACGTACTGTAGCCGTCGGCGTACCGCCTGCAGCGATAGCAAGAGCATATGCATTAGCTCCCGTAAATGTGCAATGTTCAATTGCGGTTGCAACATTAATCATCATACCTGCATCACTTGCAATACGACAATGACGCACTGCGAGAGATCCACTATTGTTATGTGCTACGATACCATAACCAGGACCGACATTAGCACCAATCGTACAACGCTCTAATGAAACTACAGAAGCCGCATCAGTCGCTGCAACACCTGCATTAGAATCTAAGACACCAGTGAGAACTGCTGCATTAGCAATTGCAAGAGCAGATGCCTTTGCATTACCAGAAGTTCCATCAATAATACAATCTTCAACCGTAACAGTCGATGCAGTATTACCAACAATCAAACCAGCGGCTTGAATTGTCATATTTTGAATTCTAGTGTTTGAACCAGCAGCTTGGCCTGACATAATAGAAAAACCATTAAAGACAACGTCTTTGTTTCCGCCAAAACCTTGCACAGTGCAATTAGCAATATTAGCTGTGCGCGGATCATCATATGTTCCAGGATACACCAAAATCGTATCTCCGTCCTGAAGCATAGTTGTAGGGATGTGCTCGATAGCCTTGAACTGAGCATCATTTGTGAGTTCAGGGCTGACTCTGTGAACTTGTTTGTTCGCCATAACTTTCTCCTTTGAAATAATATATCTATAAGATTTCGGAAATATCCTTGAACTCTTACGTCAATATGTTTATATTCGCAAAAAATATGTGAAGTGTCAAAAATTTATTTTTTTGCGTTAAGTTTTGCTACTTACTTTTTCTCTTTGTTTTCTTTTTCTTTCCTGCGTTACTTAAAGCTATTGCAATAGCTTGTTTTTGTGGACGACCTTCTTTTTTAAGTTTTCTTATATTCATACCAATTGTTTTTTGGCTTGAACCACGTTTAAGGGGCATTATTTTGCTCCCTAGCTTGAAGAACTGAAGGCGGCAACATATCTGAATTATCAACAGGAACTACCGCGGGATCATCATCTCTAAATACTAATAGAGAAGATGAAGCATCATCTACATCTTGCGTAGCTCCTTCATTAGTCTCATAAACAATATAATCTCTCAAGGAATTAAGATAAGCGGCGGCTACTGCTAATTTATTAGTCCACCAAGAAGGTAAACTTTCTTCTTCATTTTTAGACAATAATGAGTTATACATATCAATGACATCTTCTTGTATTTTTTTCATTTGTCGTTTAGCAGATGGAACATCGGTATGCCCATCTTTTATAACTACTTGAAGTCCCTCTGATAGCTTTTCATTTTTAAAACTCTTCTCAGAATCTCCCATTTCATTCATCTCATCATTCCACCAAGGAATAGAAGGATCAACTCTATTATCATCAATTATTCTTTTTATTCGTCTATCATATTCTTGTCTAGAAGGTTTGGTATAACCATTAACACAGTCTATTACAAATTGAAGCGTAGCTGCTGATATTGATAAAGAAGCACATCTACCTGTTACAAGTTGATTTAGTTCATCTAGTAAGATAGTAGGAGATGAAGCTTTTAAAGGTCCGACTAATTTTGGGGGTACAGTAAAATATAAACTAGCTTCCACAAAAACTTTTGCAGGATATGGGTGTAATTTATTAGTATTTGAGTCTACAACCCTGACTTTATCAAAACCATCTATATTTAACCATGTTGCTGAATAAGCTTCATTTGATGCAGGATTTTTCTCAACATAGGTCGGCTTTCCAAACTTTTCAGATAGATTTACCGCCATATCGCGTGGGCCTTCATAAATCCAATTGCCTAAATCGAATTCTCTAGTCTCTGGTGCTGGTTCAAGCATATTATCACTTTGAAATACGTCCATTAATTAATTACCCCATTGATTATGAGCATCAACTTTTTGTTGAGTGCCTGTGATAAGATTTTCTTCTATTTTCTCAATACTACTTACGATTTTTCCACACTGTGACTTACAAAGTGAGAAGCTACGTTCATATCCCTCAAGATATTTACTGAGTTTATTCCAATAATTATAACTAATTATTTTTTCTATGGGAACATAAAATCCATTAAATTTTTTAGTAAAGTCTGGTGGATAATAAAAACGTGAGTTATTATTATCATAATAGTGACCGCCTGTCCAACAACACCTAAAAACTAATCCTTCTGGAGAGATATACCATTTACCATAATCTTCCCATACACAATTAATTTTTCTCTCGGCATTTTTATAATCTTTTGTTCGTTTAATATGGACAAAACTACCACTTTTAGGTCTAGCAAAATCTCTACTCGTTTTTACGGATGAAAATGTATTAAAACCTAAAGTCTTAGCAAGCTCTTTTGCATCATCTACTTGATGCTTGTTATGTTCAAATACAATGTATTTCCAGTGAACACTAGCTTGTGTGTTATCTATAACAGATTTTGCATTTGATAATACTGTATTAAATTCTGTATTTATTCTATATAAATGATGGGTATCAGCTAACCCATCTAAATCAAAATTTATAATATCATCTTTTTGTAATATCTTACCTACATCTGCCCAATATTCATGATTATGTATTCCACCATTAGTATGTATATTTATTTTAGTTCCATGTTCTTTTACATATGAAATAATTTCTCGAAACTGCTTGTTCATTATAGAATCACCAAAATTACCATTTAATACTAAAGATTCTAAATTATTTAATAACTTTGGATAAAAAATTTTTTTAAAGGATTCTAGTGTGTAAGTATATTTAGAATCGTTTAAATTAATTTTATTAATTCGTAAACGATGACAAGCGGGGCATTTTGCATTACACCTAAATGTAAGCTCTGTTGTTAACTGTTTAATGTTTCTCATTGCTAGAAAAGTATTGTTGTTGTAACTATTGATCCCGCCGGTATACTGGGTGCAGTAAATTTAATTGATGCATGTGCTGATGCTGCATTTACTATGAAATCATTATTAGCAGTTCCAGGTTGATCCTTTCGTTGAAAAACCCCATCTATTGCAACTGATACTATATTAGCTAAACCATCTCCAGGTATTGCCTTGCCTATAAAAAATGTATTTGCTGTTGTACCAGTCTGAGTAGTCGTATTGAAAAAAGGTCTCAAGAGAACTCCGCCTCCTGTAAGTGATGCTACATTATCCTGCACAATATCGACATTACCTTGTACTGTATTTACATTTGCATTTAATCTAGTAAATGTTATAAAATCATTTGATTGAAAACTAGCTGTAGTTGCTTTAGCATCTAGCTGGGTTTGTATAGCAGAACTAACACCATCTACATAATTAAGTTCAGCGGTAGTAGCAGTGACTCCATCAAGTATATTTAGCTCAGAACCTGATGATGTTATTTCTGTCCCATTTAGAGATAGAGTTTCAATAGAAACATTGCCTACTACTAAATTAGCACTTCTGGTTACATGATCATTTGTAATTAAACTATTTGATATTGGAGAGGTTGTTTCAGCAAGCCTATAACCTTTTGCGGATTCATCATAGTATAAAGCAGCATTACCTTGATTACCACGATTAAAAAACATACCTGAATCTAAAGATGGAGATCCTGAAACACCATTTGCTAACATCAAGAAATGGTCTTGAATCACTAAACTATCTGTATTTACAGTTGTAGTAGTACCTAAAACTTGTAAGTTACCCGTGACAATTAAGTCATCATCCATTGTAACTTGATCAGTAAACTTACCTGTTCCTACAACATGCAAGTTAGCAGAGGGAGAAGCGGTTCCCACACCAAATTTCATAGTAGGATCAAGATGTAGATAAACTGAATACGCACCAGTATCGCCAGAACGATATCGATGCTGAAAAGAACTAGATGGTTCAAATAATCCTACTTTATAATTAGTATCAGTACCATGTGAATTTCTATAATGAATTAAAACGTTTCCCTGTTCTACAGTATTATCAATACGAAGAGGGTCATCATTAGTTTGTACAGAAGTTGTTAATGTTAAAGGTCGACCAGAAGAAGTGGTTACATTAACTGCTCCTACTGCGGTAACGTTTTGAAAATTAGCAGAGCCAGACTGAACATCTAATGTATGAGACGTAGTGGCTGTGGTCAAATCAGCGCCGAGTATAACATTACCGCCCTTAGCGACTCCTGAACCACCAGTCGCCCTAATTAAGACATTAGCGGGTGTGCCGAGCACCAAGGTATTAACAGGAGCAGTACCAAATGCAGTTGGTGTATTAGCTATTCCTAATGAACTTTCAGATTTATCAAAAAAGTATTTACCTGACCCAATATCTAAGTCAGTTGTAGCATCTTTAATTGCAGCAGTATTAGCAGCTTCTAAAGTGAGATTAGCATTTACAAGATTAGTGCGTGTTTCTACAAGTGCAAGATTAGCTCCAATTGAGCCTGCACTTACTGCATTAGCACCTAATTTATCAGCTGTAATTGCTTCATTAGCAATTTTAACTGAAGTTATAGTGCCGTTAGCTAGTTTTGCGCCACTAACGGCCTCCTCTCCAATTACTGTTTGTGTAACTCGGGTTATTGCCATAAATTATTCCTTTTCGGAAGTAGACTCAGACTCCTGTTCTAATTCTTCAAAAAATTCAGCAAGAAAATCTTTTTGTTCAAGTTGCTCATCATCTTCTTCAAAAAATTGTTTAATAAAATCTTCAACCTGTTCATCAACAGATGGTGGTTTAAGAAGTTCGTCCCATTTTTCATCTATGCAAGCTTCTTTTGCTGTCTTGACACAAAAGTCTTTTTCTTCGTCTGTAAGAGGAATGACTAAACCATTAATATCTTTTTTCTCAGTAATGATTTGAGTACCTCGTTGTTCGTAATAAATATTAGTTATAATTCCTTTTACCATTTCTAGCACATGAGGAATTTCTTCCGATATTTTTTCTAAAGGAAAAGATCTAGTTTTAAGTTCTCCTTTTCCTTCTTCATTTACTTCTCTATATTCGCAAAAAACAGAGTTGTTTGTCAACTCATCAATTTCAAATTTTATATATTCCATTTTTCCCCTCTAGGTTTTAATGATATAATTCATTACCTGTGTCGGTAATGTAACGTTATGTGTGTGACTAGATGTAGTTACACCTGTGATTGCTGATCCAGTAGATGAATCCTTAGCTGAAGTTGAAAAAGTACCAGTGGTTGTAGTAATACTCTGTGTTGCAGCAGCTGTTGCAACAATTGAAGATCCACTAGCACCTGTTGTGACAGCACCAAGAGTGCTATTATTAGTACCTTTTCCTAAAGGTAGTCTATCTCTTAAATCAGGAACTGCAAATGTAGTCGTAGTATCACCTGCTCCATATGTAGTGCCAATAAGTGCAAATAATCCAGCATAGGTAGTTCTAGAAATAGCAGAACCATCACATAATAAGAATCCTGTTGGAGCCGTGGCACCTGACCATAAACTAACAGTACCAACAGGAACAATAGGAGCAACGTCATTTGCGCCAACACCGTTACCTATAACAGATTGCATAATAACATTAGCTGCTAATGGGGCAAGGTTAGCTCCATTATGTCCATGAACACGAAGTCCTGATTTAGTACCTACTGTTGCCCCAGTACCTGCTCCATAGAATACCAAAGAAGCATTAGCTGCTGAGTTTTGACTATTAAAACCTATAGCTACATTAGCACCTCGGGTAGCTGACGCACCACTTCCTCCATGATTATGAAAAGATTGTACAGCAAAAGTTATATTAGCACCAGTAAAGCCGCCACTATTAAACTCAGAAGCCACGTTCATGCGATCTGAAGTTACTCCTGATACAGTGCCTAAACTAATCATGGTATTAACAATATTACCTGTTAATGGCGGAATCCGACAATCTACAAATCTATCAATTCCTGAAGCACTAGATATTGTTAATTTTAAGTGAGACGTTGATCCAGATATCACGGAAACTACTTCACCTGGCTCATAAGTATGTGCATTTGATATAAGTTGCGCTATACTATCTTCAGTGCGTACTATACCTTGTCTAGTAAAACCAGTGCCTGTTAAGGGATGACCAGAACCTACTCTTGATCTATCTGAATCCTGTATATATAAAGCGGAAGTTTCTCCTGCTCCTGTAGCGCCAGAATTGTCATGGTAAAAAAGTGCCCCTGTAGGAACTGCAATAGCTGTACCATCTCTAGTATAGTTAGCAGCAGTTAAACTAGGTGCCGCATTACTAGCAAAATTTACAAGCAATGAATGATAAGTTTCATTTTGGCGAAGCCTAGCTGTGGCTAATGCTGTTCCAGCAGTAACCTCTGTATATGTATTAGAATCTGCTAACGCCATTATTAAACTCCCTCAGCCGTTATATTAAGTAATGCAGAACTGTCTGCTGCCTTATTTGAACCATCATGTTGAAATAATTTTACAGTACCACTGGTATTACTTAATGCAGTAAAAGCACCAAAAGTAGCATTACCTACATCTGTAATTGTTAAACTAACAGATGGTGTCCTAGTAAAGTTTTGACCAGACCAATCAATTGTTTTTCCAACTGAATCATATTCTAAATTTGTTGATGTAAAAGTTGATGGTTCTTTCTTAATTTTATAACGAATTTTATCTATTGTAAAATCATTTTCATCAGGCTTCAAATTATCAATTATAAATTTTAATTGGAACTGTCTAAATTGTGATTCCCTACCAGTAAATACGGTAAAGCCCTCGTCGTCATTCTCAGGATTAATAAACTGAGCAACGGCAACATTACCCACGGCTTCTGTTCCATGCGGTGAATACCCTGGAAAGCCCGCTTCATTTGGATCAGAAGTTACAAATGCCTTACCTAGGAAAACATTAGCTTCAGTAGATAGTCTTACCTTTTTAGTTGTAGTTACCGCTAAGTCACCGCCTTCATAATTAAAACTACTATCATCAGCGTAATCACGAAGATCAACTAATACAAAAGCATTACCTGCATCACCAGTGACATTAGCAAAAACATTTGCAGATGAAGAGGTACCATTAGCATTAAATACAGTACCAAGTTCTATTCTATCTGCGTCAATTACTCCTGCTATTAGAGCATAAGAATTTGAATTTGCATAATCTCCTTGATCTATGACTCCACCTGAAGAATATGCTGTATAGGATGAAGTATCTAGTCCTGAACCTCCCATAGCTTGTATACTTAGAGTAGTATCAGAAACTCGTGTTAATTTAATCTCTTGATTATTCAATTGTGTCATACCAACAATATCATGTAGTATAGCACGATTTCCTGAACCAGTCAAGCCGTGTGCGGAAGCAGTAGTAATTACCCCTGGATTAGCTCTTGTAATTGCTGAAATGGAGAAAACATCACCGGTATATTTTACGGTTTTAAATATGGCTAAAACATTTTGTTTTGGGTTAGCACCTGTAATACCTGCACTTACTGTATCAACTAATGTTTGATTATCTATACTGAATGACACATTAGAACTATTGATAAAGGTGCCAATTCCCGTAGCTTTAAGCACGTTAGCTGAATTTCCCGCTGTTGGCGCCAAAGATGTGCCACTTACAATATCACTTTTTAAATCAAAATATGTGGTTTTTGGAGTTTGTGTTCCTACAATATCAATATCCATATCATAAGTTGAATTTAATCCTAAATCTCTAATTTGTGTGGTATATATAGCTTGTGAACCTGTTGTAATCAGATCAGTAGCTGAGGCTGTAGATGCAAATCCACTGCTACTTCCATTAAGATTATCTACAGGGCTACCTGGGACAGATGCAATGAATGTTCCATTAGCGTTATTAGAAGTATTAAAAGAAGGGTAATTTGCTTCTGAAGCATTAGTATTAGTTATATCTGTAAAGTTTGAACTAGGAGAATCTTCGTTAAAAGCTGCAACAACTTCAGTATCGACACCTTCAACACTAGTTAATATAGTAGATACTACACTCTCACTAAAGTTACCGCTAGTATCTTTTGTTCTAGCTAAATAAGTAAATTCACCAAAAGTATCAATAGGAGATGATTTACGGTTAACACCTGCAGCAACTGATAATACCTCTTCGCCACTGTTAAAATTAGCAACTGTAGCAGTTACTTGTCCAGGCTTTCTTCTTATTATAACGTCTTGTAAATCTAAGTCAATAGGATCAGAATATTGCCAAAAAAATGTAAGTTGATTTTTTACTTGTCCTACAGAAAAATTAGAAACGTTGCTAGGAGGAGCAGTTTTACCTAAAATTACATGATTAGCAGAAGTTGTAATTCCTCTTAATTCTTTATTTAAAGCAGTTATTCTAACAACTAAGGTATTAACACCAGAAACACTTCCTCTGTCAATATTATTAACAGTGAATCTAACTTTACCATCAGCGTCAACACCTGCCGCAGAAACTTTTACTGTATTAAAACTAGTTAAGTCAGGAGCTTCACCTGTAATTTTATAAGAAATTTCATAGTCTGTAACTTCTTGTCCAGAGATATGATCAAAAGCTATAATAGCTCTTACAGAGACTCCTTTATTCCTATCTATAAATAAAGATTCACTAATTTCAATATTTGTAACTTTTCTTATTGGAATAGCATCTATTATAACAGATTTTGTAACAAAAGGACTAGTTCTGCCTTGAGAGTTTCTATTCCTAGCTTTTACTGATATGGGGCCAAAAGTATCAACATTAATTAATCTATCTTGTGTAAGAAATATTTGATTATACTCCCCGCCTAAACTTAAATCATAAATACCATTGTTTGCAAGTTTCCACTGGCCTGGATAAGTAGCTGTATCATAATCAAGTGTAAATGTATCACCACTAACATTTCCTAATTTTGCGGTAATATCAGGAGAAATATTTACCATTGCAAATCCACTTACATTAGCTTTTGGAGATTCACCTCCTAATGTAACTGTATAAATAGAATTAGCAGTCATAGGAGTATTAGAGGTAAATGTATTTGTAGCTTCCTGGCCAGGAGAATAGCTAGTGGCTATTACAGGAAACACGTTTCCAGAAGCAAACTGTACATTGTCACCAACCTCAATAGCAGGAACAGTATAATGATCTATTAACAATTTAACTTTTGTATCTGCGCTAGTTAAAGATAAAAATTCAACATTACAGTTAGAAGCTACAGTTCCTGTTTGATCATCTAAGTGTAATGTAAATTTATCGGAGGCTATTTCTACTCCATCTACAAAAGCTTTGATAAAAGCTTTATTTCTAGGTCGTATATCAAGTGGTTCAATATGGGATGTAGTACTAGCTGATGGATTATCACTAGGAGCAACTAAACTAACAGAATTGCTTCTTGAATAAGTAGTATCAGATCCTGATACATAAAAACTATTATTTTGATAATATCTTGCATCAACCAATTGATTAATTGTTACATAAAAAGGAGTATCAGGTAAAGCAGTATTTAGTTTTGTCCCATCTGTAGAGGCAGTATTTTCAATAATTAGTTGATTAAAACTTGCTGCTGGACTAGTAACTGAACTTTGCGTATTACTATTATAAGATACTATTTCAGAACTATATTGTGTTATACGGGGATTATGGCCTACAAAACCTACAGCTGTCCCTGTATTAGCTTTTTCATTGACAGGAAAAGATACTCGTTCTACACCTTTTAATCCTTGAAATGTTAAAGTATCATCATTAGGAGTTAATACATGCTCTGCAAAATTAAAATCGTAAACAACATTTAATCCTTCAGTAGTAAAAGCAATATACTTATCGTCTGTTCCACCTTCTGCTACTAAAGATACCTGATTACATAATAATCTAATTTCTCCCGTTGTCCCAGAAAACCCATTTTTACCTGTTAAAAATACCGGACTAAGACTATCAGCTAACCCAGCAGTATTACCTACTTTAAATGTAGCAGGATACGATGCTGTTGTAGTTGCTGCGTTTGAGTTAACTACTTTTTGAAGTGCAGTAGGTTGTGAAATAAAATAATCTGTTAATGTTCTAATGGGATAATTAAGAAGTTCTGTAGTAGTATCAATTGATAAATCTACAGTAACACTGCCATCTGTTAATCTTCTAGGAAAAGTTGAAAGACTAAAACTTGGTGCAGGAGGAGGGATAAAAGGAGATGTCATATCCGTGTAAGCTGTAGGAGTATAATCAATAAAGGTATCTGAGTCTACATAAACATTAGATATATACTCAATAGCTTCAATCTGTACTTCATGATCATCTGTCCTGTTTAAAGCAGTAACTTTAAATAATTTACCTGCTTTATTTGTGTATAGATCTGCGATTGATGACCCTGGTGTACCAGGATTATTCATCTCACCTAACATCCAAAGATCACCCTTAGTAGGTAATGCATTTGCTGTTGAAAAGCCGGAATATGCATCAAAGAGTTGTGTTACAACATTATATCTATGTGTTACTCTTATATCAACAAAATCACCACCTACAGTAACATTAGCATTAGTTGTAAGTACTTGAGAAGCGTTTGATGTAACATTTGGTATATCTTTTGTGGTAGTAAAAACTTTAAATTTTTGGTTATCTACTAAATATAAATCAACATCATCAGAGGATTGGCTAAAGATTCTTAATGCTATAGGTTTTGTGTTTGCGGTAAAAGTAGTAGAAGTTAATGCGGGTTCTGTAAAGTATTCTAAATATACATTTTGAGTATGCACATTACCACCGACATCAAGATTAGAAGTTTCCCTTATTTTACCACCAAAACCAAAACTAACTCCTGATTGTTTTTGAGATACAGAGATAACATCCCCAGGTGTTAATGTAATAGCTTCGATACTTGTAGTGAATTGAACTCTTCTTCGTAAATATCTTGATGCAGCTATTTGATAGTGAGCGTAGCGTAAAGCTTGACTTCTTCGAGTAACACCTATTAAGTCTAAAGAAGCAATATTTTCTAATGCGCTTTTATCATTGCCATCATTCCTATCAATAGTATCTATACGAACAGTTTCTCTTTTATAGTGGTTAGTAGGTTCTATATAGCTAACGTCTACTCCAGTAATTATTTCACTTTCTTTAATACCAGATACTTGAAAAGATGCATCTTTAATATTTACTTCATTAAACATTGCTACAGGAAGTTCATTAGGCATATCAACAGCTAATGTTAGCTTACCCATATTATACACTAAAACAGATCTAAAGATCGCAGCCACTTGGTTTAAAATATCCATTACCTGACCTTGATCAGAGATAGTTATATCGCAAGTGAATCTTCTCTCAACTATCTCTGTTCCGATAGTTAAACCAATTTGATTTTCTCTAGTGCTTGTAAACTTGCCTCTAGGTTTATGCCTAAAAGACCCGTCAGCTAAGGCGATTACACCATCAAATTTACCTGTTTGCGGATTTACTGCATCACAATATTGAGCTATTTGATAAAATCTATATTTATCTATAACATCTTCTGGAATACCTAATCCATAGGTATTATTGGTAAGTATGTCATAAATAATCCATACAGGATTCTGTGTCCAACTATATACAAATGTACCATCCCAAGTGCCTATATATATTTCAGGATTACTAGCTGTAAGTTTTGTTCCTGGCCCAGGAAACTGTAGTGAATAACCATTTTCTTGATAGGAATTATCCGTTGAGCCTCCAGAGGTAACTTCAACCTCTCTCCAATCTATTTCTCCATCTTCTAAAACAGGTTGATTATAATTAGAGGGTACTTTAACAATAAGACCTTTTACTAGTGATGTAAAGTTTGGGACACCGCCTGCATGTTCAGAATGAGCTTTTATAGCATAACCAATATGTGCTGTTCGCGGATATGCCTGTCTAGCAAATTCAATTTCAGTCCAACCTTTAACAGTAATAGTATCATGAATCTTAGAGGAATCACTGTCATCAGAGGTTTTCTTAATAGTGAATCTATAGCCATCATTTGAACGATGCTCTTCTGGAATTAATATGGTTACGTCAAAACTAAAGTTAGTGTTTGTTTTTCCTGAAATAGTCTCGATATGAGGTTCCGCATTAGGCATAATGCTATTAGCACCTGTTCTATCAAATACCTCAATAGATAATTCAGCGGTATGTCCATGAATATTTCCTCTATCATCTTGATTTATTAATCCTCTCAGATTAAAATTAAATCTAAGAGCATCCCAAGCCTGAGCACTTGTATCCTGTAGCTCTACCTTAGATTCAGGAATTCCACCAACATTGCCTTTTCTTAATACAACTTGTGATTGAAAATCTTGTGGAGTTGCTATCTCTTCACCAAAAATCCTTAGCGGACCCTGATGTATACTACCATTGTTAACTAAGGTTTTAAATAGATTTGTATTCTCATCTCCATCACCATCAAGATTTACCATGTCATCAATAGATCCATCTTGTATCTCTATATCTTGAGGACCATTTGGGTTTATTCTATATACAGGTCCTTCTCCTAAACCTGATGTGACAAATAATATATCTGTAGAAAATTTATCATTTGGATCTTCTACAGCACCACCGCCACCACCACCACCTTTATCTCCTCCTTTATTATGTACACGGACGTCATTGGCTATATAAGTGTGCTGCTTAGAGACAGTAAAATTATAACTATCACCCTTCCCACCATATTCAATAGATTCGATAGGAGATATTTTACCGTCATAAGTAACTACCTGATCATCTTCAGTAAATTTTCCAGCCTCTAGAAATAACCCATCTTCAAGAAGTAACCAGTGATTAGGCGTAACAATAAACTCTCCTGCCCAATGTTTAATAATTATAAATTCATCATCTTCATGTTGATATAACTGAGTAACACTTGCTGGACCAAGATTACCTAGTTTATCAAAAGACATTACTAAATCACCAACATTAATATCCTCAATGTTTTTTTGTGAATCATCTGCCATGCGAATTTTAGTGCCTGCAATAAAACAGCCACCCTTGCCGGCACCAGTAATATGTGGTATACGTTGTCCATCATACACCGTATATTGTCTACTAGCAGTCATTCTGATGATACCGCCTCTGCTGCTAATGGTGTTTGATTAGCATTGAATATTGATTGAACACTAGGAGCACTATCCTGAGCATGTTGTTGACTTAAAACATATCCACTTAAAAATTGCCCTCCAACTCTAAATAATCCATAGTTAAGTAATATAGGAGTACCTGCAGTGGTTGTATTTTTTAAAGATCCAAACATATTATTTTCAGTTCTAGTGCCCGAATCTTTAGTAACCTGCATATCTTGAGATGGAGGTTTAGATGCAAATAACATTTGCATAGCAGAAAGAGCTAAATTACCAATCATACCTTTAACAAAACTAGGCATACCAGCAAAAGCTGCTCCTAAACCGCTAAAAAATCCACCACCACTACCAATACCAATATTGGTAGCTGCTTCGGCAGCAAAAAACTTAATTCCACCGGCAGTAGTAAAACCACCACCGCCACCATATAAACCTGCACCCATAGGACCAGCAGCAACCACTGCTGCAATTGCAACTGCTGCAAATAAAAATCCTTTTTTACCGCCACTACCACAAACAACTGGAGCTATATAAATTACTTCTCCATCTTTTATCTTTTTAAATGGATAGTTTTGTTTTTCAATTACTTTTAAATCACTATTTAAATAACTAATACTTTCTTGAGATGATCCATTTTTAATTTGAGCTATATAAGTTTTAAATTTAGGATGCACAGCCGAAAGATAACTCTCAATATCATAAAGAGAATTTATATCAATTTTATACTCAAGATCATTAAAATAATCTTTAAATGTTGGACTTATTTTAACAGTTGCTAACATTTATTTAAAGTGATCCTCTCGTAATTTAGTAAATTTTAGTGCGTCAATCTTTTTATCCATCCAGTATATATAAAATTTATTATTGAAGCCAACTAAAAATTTATACTGTTGAAATGCAGCGCTGACTTTATCATCTTGACTAGGTATTGGCTTATCACTACCTGGGTGTGAATGAAAAACCCCCCAAATGTTCTCATACTTAATAAATACCGCAGGATCTAAAATAAAAGTAAGAGTGGGCTCCATGCTTATATTATCACAAGGAACATAGGTAAAATCATCTAAAATTACTCCACAAGCTTCTCTGGGATAATCCCTTAAAGCATGATTATTCATATCATTTATTAATTTGGCATACCAACCCATTTATATATTCCCATAGTGTAAGTTTTATAATATCTCCCATAAGGTGCTATCCAACTTTTTTTATCAATCATTGTTTGTAGTATCTTGTTATCACCAATAAAAAGAGCACAATGATTAGTTACATTGGTAGAACCAAGAGACATAGTGATAACATTAAATTTTTCAGCTTTTAGTACTTTTTGCCAACCATATTTTAAATTACCTCCTTTTTCAAAAAAACGATCATGTGTTTTACGATACCAATTCTCATCTACAATATTACACCAATCAGCAGTATCATAAGGTATATCAATATTGAGTTGTTCTCTATAAACTAATCTACAGAGATTAAAACAATCTATACCAGTTTCTGGATTATCGCCTAAATGAAGATATGGTAAATTAAGATATTTACTATACCAAGGATTTATGTCTGTATACGGCGTAGAGTGCTCTAAGCCATTCGTTCGCAATTGATTCATATCTTGATGTTCTCCCCTCTTCAAGATGTAACATATGACACGGCTTAATAAACATGCCGAAATGTATCGGTCTTGCAAATGTATTTGATCTAAATACCATTACATCAAAATCTTGAGCTTCTGTCAATGGAACTTTTATGCCATATTGTAATGCCCATTCATCAATTTGCTCTAAGCTAATATTTTTCATCCATCTTCTATTAGCAATATTTGATGGTATTATTTTTTCTATATCATCAATATCAAGCTCGGTTTTAAAAAATTTATCAATTATAGTAATACAATTAATATTATCATAATCGTGTTGTAATCCAATATAGTTTATTAAATTTTCTCGTACCATTCTTCTAACTCTGGATAAATATTTGTAAAAGAAGTATTATTAAGATTATCTACTTCATTATTAAATTGTTTAAAATTTTTTAATAGTTTTTCTCTATTTTCTATATCTTTATTTAGATACTCTATATTTTTATTAATATTGTCTTTTTCACTAGTATTTAACGGTATCTTTTTCTCTAAGATATCAAACTTTTTATTTATACGATTTTTTATATCATTAGGTAATAGTCTCATATCAAAGTGTTTAGGATTACCAAGTATACTTAAATATGTTGAAATATTATACGCCTTCATTTGCGCTATTAATTCAGGTGTTGTTAATATGCTATAAATTGATGTAGTACAGCTCACAGTATTTACATATTTCTTAACTTTTAATAAGTTAGTTATGAACGTGTCCCAATTAAAATTAGTTCTACTATAAGCACAATGTTTTTTATATCCATCAACACTTGGCCAAAGAGAAATATTATCAAAGTGTTTCCACAATTCAAAAACATCATGATTTTTATAAGTTAGTGTACTTAAATTAGTATTATAAGTTAATTCTACATCAGTTTTATTGTTATCAATAAACCATTGTAATAGTTTATAGTGACCATCCATTAATAGAGGTTCACCACCCGCAAAGTAAAAATATTTTACTGTTTGTTTTATTTTAGCTAAGTACTCCCAAAAATCAGGAGAATCTGTATAATAATCTTCTAATTGTTGAGAAGCATTTTTAAACTGAGAAACTTTTTTTGCATCTTTAAACCATGTGCTTGAAGAATAAGGGCCGCAAATACGACACTTAAAATTACACTTATTACCAAATCTAATATCTAAATAAATAGGATTATTTGATACGCTTCCATCTTTAGCTGTTTGATCTTGTAGCTGACTAAGATTATCAAATCGTTTATTTACTTGTTGCCTGTTAGACTCTCCACCTAAATCTTCAATATCATAACAAGTTTTCTTACAAATAGCCGGGATATCATTAGAAAGAAACTGTTTTCTAACCTTTTTATACTTATCATTATTAAATATAGAAGAGATAGGTTGTGTATAATCACCAACCTTATGACCTGAACTAGGTGATATGTGACAACATAATCTATAATCTCCTTGTATATCACCATACAAGTGCATCCACGGAAGTATACATCCTTTAGTCATTATTGTCTCGGAATGGTTCTACCAGTAGCAGGAAAGCCTCCAAAGTGAATATCATTATTTCTAATTTGGCATGATAATAAACTTTTACCACATATATCTTCACTAGCTAATGTAGCAGCAGAATTATTAGCATGAATAGGATTTGTATTACCTAATAAATTAGTTCCAGGTATAGGAAGTCCCTGACTAGCAGATGCTACCGTATTTGGGCCAGGATACTGACACTCAGCACCTTTATACTCCCACTGACAAGTATTTTTATAATATTTTCTTTTAGGAACTACAAATTTAAAATACTGTAACCAAGATGTTAAATTAAAATTAGCTACCGAATCATTTAAACCTTCAAGAGAATCAATCTTAAAGATATCTTCAATAAATGACTCAGGATCTGCATCAGCATTAATTATATATAAAGGATCACCAATCGTTGTATCAGAGTGCACTGGAGCATCAAGAAATATAAATCTATTTTCTTCTATACCTTGTATTGTAGCTTCTGTTGAGCCTTTATTACTTTTTACTTTATCACCAACTCTATAAGGCATCGTGCTTACTAATTCATATGCATTACCTAAAATTGACTTCACAGTTGAATATTCGGGCCAAACATCTAAAAAATTTGCAAAGGTAGATTTTATTTCAACAACAGCACCTAATAAATCACGACTATCTAACTTCTTTTCATCCCAATCAGCAGATGATGATCCAGCAGCAGTTGCGACCTCATCATATGTCCAAGAAGCATTTTCTTTACCATACGTACCTTTTACCGTATCACTATAATTAAAGACATTAGTGGCTGTTCCATCTATAGTAACCTGTTTAGTCCGTAATTCATATAGAATACTAGCAGCTAAATTAGCTGTTGTTCCTGGAGAACTATCAAAATCAGGAAAACCACTCCAATTACTTATTTCATCGGCTTCCATATTAATAGTTCTAGGATCAATACCATTTACATATTCATGATTAACTAAAGCCATAGCAGAGTTAGCTTTGTTATTACCTGCTATAAAGGGATCTTCTACTAATGCACTTATTGTATTTTCAAAATTAAATATATTTACAGATATCTCATTAATTTCTCCATCACTTGCTTGACTAATTGGAGAAATATTTATAGGGTATGGTGAATAGCTATCACCATCAAAAGTTACATTATAACTTATATCAGATATTATATCCCCATTTATCTCTGCTATTTTAAAAGGAAAGTCATTGGGCCAAGAAAGACCTGCGCCTGCACCTGTAGGATTACCATTTGAATTTGGAGGATACCACTCACCAGGATAGTAAATTTTTACAAGCCTAACTAGTGGATTTTGGGTAAAAGCATTTTTCTCTGCAATATAAGGTGAAGGAGCAATTGAGGTTATAACATTACTTATCGCAGTATTAGCATTAGATACAAAAACAGCTGGTTCAAAAGTTGTAGCCTGTAAATTAGCTGTTTCAACTCTTAGAGTAACATTGGTATTGGCACCAATTCTTTGATTTGGAAAATGAATTGCATTTGCAAAAAAGGGAGTAATATTAAAAGATGTTTGGGACTCAAGAGTTAACGAACCTCCGAAAGATCCTGTTACAGTCGCATCAGAAGCTAGATCGCCTGTCCATATGTATTCTTTTGTACTAACCATGACATTATTTAAGAATACTGTAATTTCTTCTTTTGTATTAGCAGGAACTGGTAGTATAAATGTATCAATAACACTTGCGCCTAATGAATCTCCAGCAGTTTTAATTGTACTTCTTATTGTGGCCAAGTCTGAATTAATAGCCGCAAAATTAGCTTTGTTGATGGTAGAAACTGTACCAGTATTACTATATTTTAATGTAGAAGATATAGTTCTAGTTGTAATTGATTTAGAATGTACATTTTCTGATGGTATGAATTTTACAGAAGAATTAGAATACTTTACCTTCATAGTATTAGCACTAGTATCTACATTAGCAATAATTGCTTTTGCACCACTAGAACTACCTATAATAGTGTTACCTACCGTAAAAATTCCAGTATTAGCTACTACATTAGGGCTAAAACCTAATATAACATCATAATTTCTGCCAGTCATCAGTCAAAAACCTCTCTAAGGTTAAAACTCATTGTATAAAAGTTATCTACTAGAGCCGTGCCTCTAGAAAGAACTTGTGTGGTGTTGAGTGGACCATCAAATCTTGCATTTATTGTACCAGAATCATTTATATGTGACAAGTCAAAAGTGAACGCTTCAAAAGTTCCACTTCTTGATCTATAAAATTCTTCAATAGCTGTTTTTTCAATACCCGTAATATTAGTATAGTTTAATGAATAATTTCGTTTAGAGCGACGAGACTTAAGTCTACGTTTTTCATAGCCTGCCTGACTAGCAAAAGTAGTAACATCAAAAACTTCTCCTGTTGTAAAACCTTTATCCGGTTTACGGTCCGCCATAGATGTGAAACGATCATCTGTAGTAACAGATAATCCGATTGATCGTATAGTTAGCTTATCATTTTCATCAACAGAACCTAATGCACCTCCGCCTAAAACAGTAGGTGCAGTATTTGCTGGTTGAAGTTTAGCGCCTCTATATTTTGCACTTTTTGTAATTCTCAAAGCATCAATATGACCATTAAAATCCTGTGACAAAAGATTAGCATTACCTATTTGCAGAGGAGCACTAGCCAAAAGAATATGATTAGATACACTAAATGCTGTATTAGTAGTAAAACGGTTATTATTAAGGTACATTCCTAATAAGCCAGTTCCGGCATCTCCGCCTAACGCATCAAAAGATACAGCTACATGAGCAAATTGAGCACCAGAAGGAAATGTAAATGTTAAATCTACATTATCACTTAGTGATTGTGAAGAGCTTAAAGTTATACCAGTTCCTGCAGCATTAACAGCAGATACAGTAACAGTTCCAGAAATCCCGCTTCCTGTTACCACCTGTCCTACAATAATAACACCTCCTGTAATATTATCTACAGTAAGAGATGTTGAACCATCAACTTCACCAGCAACTTTTGCTTTTGTAATACCAGCATTTACCTCATAAGTTGTGCCTTCTTTTCTATATACAAAATTATATCCAGTATTAGCTACAGCAGCAAGACGGTAGAAGTTATCTGCATCTTTTGTTCTAGAAAGAATACATAAATTAGAAGAAAAACCCGATGTAGGACGAGCAAAGCACTCAATTGTAAAGCTAGTATCACTTAAATCAAAATCACCATGTGCGGCAATGTTAACTGCATCATTAGTACCATCTAGAAGCAAAGAAGCAGTACCAAATTGTTTAAAAGAGGTATCTAATTGAGCATTGTTCTCGAAAGATAATGTATGTTCATTATCACTTTCATCAGTAGAGGAAGTCGCTGTATCTGTCCCATCAAAGTTACATAAAAGTTTAGTTGCTGTGTTATCTCCAATATCAATACCATCATTTCCGTAAACTACACTAGGATATGTGTAAGCGGTTGCATCTTGGAATACACCACTAACATATACAAAAAGTTCATCTGTTGATGTGATATTAGCGCCTTCAGGAAAGGCAAAAGATTCAGTATTACTATTAATTAAAAAAGTATTACTATTAACAGTAGTTGCAGATGTATTACTATAATTAACCGCAACAGATTCAGTTACAGATCTATTAACTAAAAACCTAGTTGGTACGCTAATAACTCTTAAAGTAAGATTTGAAGCGTTAGGAGCAACTAAAAACGTAATCCCATTTCCATCAGCGTCAATAGTATATGAATCTGTTGCCTGAGTAATTCCATCAGCTATAGCTAAAACCTCTCCTGGAAAAGTAGCTGAACTATCTAAATCAAAATTTGTAGCTGTTGCTCCTGTATTTGTATGCGTTTTTTCAGAAATTATTGAAAAAGATTCTTGAGAAATTGTAGCGTCATCAGGATATGTTGCCATTATGTGTTACCCCTTAAAGTCTTACGAATTGGTCCATTATTACGAATATCACGAGTAACAATTTCGACAACCATTCTATCAACGTCGATTTGTGGTTTAACGCTTGCCTGAGCATCTTTAGGTGTGCCTTCATTATTAACAACTACCTCAATATTAGGTGTTAATCCTTTACCTGTACCATTCATTGCGTGTAGCGCGGGACCGCCAATAGCTTTTGCCATTGGTTTACGAATTACAAACTCACCTGGCTCAAGCATAGCAGGTATACGATCTCGTCTCATGGCACCACCAGCTGCTAACTGAGTGGGTCCGCCGGCTGCTAAATGAACTGGTCCACCGGCTGCTCCAAAAAATGATTTCGCTAGACCAGCACCTACATCTTCTAGTACAGGTGTAATAAACTTTTCAGTAACGCTTTTTTGTAAGCTATTAATAATATTTTGCATAAAGCTATTAAAAGCATCTTTTGCCGAATTTAATATGCCTTTTCCTTCACGAACACCATCAAAGAAAGAGTCAAAGGCACTTGAAAGCTCGCCGCTAAAGATACGACTTACGTCAGAACCAAATTGTTTAAAGTAGTCTCTTTCTCTAGCAATTTGTTTTAGTTTTTCATCTCGTAAAGCAGCAGCTGCATCCCGTTCTCTTTGCAGTTTCTTCTGCATCAATTATTTGAAATTCCGTAACACTATTTGCTAATTTTTTATCAATGAGTTTTATTTCTCTGTTTAGAGCATCAATAGCTTCTTTTCTACTCATATCGGCAAGTTTAGTTTCAAGCGCTTGTCTCTCTGCTACATTAATTTTTAATGCATTATTAGCTGTTATCTGAGAGTTGAGATCGGCTAATCTAGCGGCCGTTAAATCTTTATTTGCAGCAGTTTGCTCATCATAAGTATCTTTTTGAAGCTGTTGATTACTTAATATTCTTTCTTTTAAAAGATCAAAATTAATAGCTATCTCAGCAGGATCAAATTTATCTAAATTACCAATACCTGTTTCATCCAGTCCAGCTTTTCTCTGTGAATCTCTTATAAACTCATCAATTGCTTCTACAAAAGGAGTTCTCCCAACAGCTTTTTGAAATTCTTCAACAATTCGTACTTGAGCCTGTAAGTTCTTTAATTCAACTAACTGTTTTTCGTTTTCAAACTTTTGAGCAGCGCGTTGCGCATCTAACTGTGCTTGTTGCACATTAGCCTGTGCAGTAACAATGGCTTTTTGTTGTGTTAAACGTGCGTTTTCATCAGTAATTTTTCGAATCTCAGCTTGCTGTTTTTTTGCTTCAATATCTTTTTCTATAGCTTGAATTTCTTTAGTTTTAGCGATAGTATCTACA